AGAGCTTGTTTTTGAGCGCGCTCGGTATGTATACAATGATGCGTTGGAATATTTCCAGACGAATTTTTTAACGCAAATCAATGATCTTCGAATTGCTAAAGCTCTGGAAGAAATACCGTTAGAAGAAGGCGATACAGATGCAACCGTTTAAATACAATCCAAATTATAATACCGGTCAATTTAGGCATCGTATAACCTTTTTGGAAGACGTGACTGTAACGGATGAAATAGGTCAAGAAATAACAGAATGGGTAGGGTTTAAGAAAGCCTGGGCAATGATTAAAACGGTTAAAGGTTCTGAATATGTAGCAGCGGGCTCAGAACGAGCCACTATTATTTATCGGTTTATTATTCGCTATACAAAAGGAATTACTTCAGATATGAGGATTTCATATCAAGGGCGTACTTTTGATATTATTGAGCCTCCTATCAATGACGACGAGATGAATAAAACGCTCACCATTTTAGCGAAGGAGCGTGTATAAGGTGGCTAATATCCGAATCGACCAACTAACAAGCGAGATTGTGAACGCAGTTCGTGAGTATACGGAAGATGTTTCAAACAGTATTGAAAGGAAAGTAGATGAAACGGCCAACAAAGTGTTGAAAGAAGTACGGGCGTTGTCTCCAAAGAGAACGGGTGAGTATGCACGCACTTTTGTGAAGACAAAAGAAGGTGGCTACGGCCAACATCGTCGGATCATTTGGAACAAGAAGCATTATAGTCGAGTTCATCTTCTTGAATTTGGTCATGCTAAAGTCAATGGCGGCCGTGTCCAAGCTTTTCCGCATTTACGTCCAGCATTCGACAAGCACGCTGCCCACCTTGACGATGAAATTAAAAATATCATAAGGAATGGTGGCTAATGACACAAGCTGAACTGTTTCAAGCATTGAAGGCAATCGGGTATCCGGTTGCCTATTCTCATTTTGACAATCCACCAGCGCCACCGTACATCACGTACCTATTTGCATATAGCAATGATCTGATCGCTGACAATATCAACTATGTATCTATTGAAGATTTTCAAGTCGAACTATATACGGCAAAAAAGGACCTTGCTGCCGAGCAAAAAATACAAGATACGTTCAAAGAGCTAGGCTTGCCGTATCGAAAATTTGAGACATACACCGGTGAAGAGAATCTATATCAAGTACTTTATGAAGTTCAGATTTTAGGAGGTTAGGTATCTATGAGCCAAAACAAAGTCACGTTTGGTTTGGAGAAGGTTCATATTGCTTTTGTGGATGAAGCAGCAACAACTCAACCGGCATGGAAAGCACCAATCCTAATTCCAGGTGCTGTACGTTTTGCTCCAGAACCGCAAGGGGAGGAAAATACATTCTATGCTGACAACGGCCCGTACTTCACATACACAAGCAACAACGGCTACAATGCCGAGCTTGAAATGGCGAACATTCCAGATGAAGTGCTAGCGGAAATGCTTGGATGGGAAATTGATGCCAATGGCATGCTTGTTGAGACAACTGACGGCATACCGAAAGAATTTGCGCTGCTAGGTCAGGTTCTAGGTGATAAGAAAAACCGCCGTTTTGCCTACTATCGTTGCAAAGCGAGTCGTCCTTCGAAAGAGCATTCTACCCGTGCTGAATCGGTGGAACCAGCCACTGAAACATTGAATATTCGAATTCTCCCAGTTGAAATCAGCGGCAGAAACATTGTTCGTGGTGTGATGGAGTTGAATGATACGAATTCAACGGCATATAACTCCTTCTTCACTTCGGTGTATTTACCAACGTTTGGAGGGGGCGCGTAATAAATGAGAACTATTCAGGTTGGAGAAAAGCAAATCGGGCTAAAGGCGACGCCTTTGGCTCTTTTATTTTACAAGCAAGCGTTTAAAAAAGACCTTGTGAGCGATTTGATGAAGATGGAGGGTATAGAGAAAGATCATTCAAAACTTGACGGAATCCTTATCCTCCAAATGGCTTGGGCAATGGCAAAAGCATATGAAGGTATTGGAAAGAAATTTCCCGACTTCACTACGTGGGTAGCAAAATTAGAAGAATTTGATTTTTCAGATGTAGCCACTGTTGTACTAGAAGAGGCTCAAAACGGCTTTTTTCGTCGAGGAAGCCGAACAGCAGCAAAATGATGGGGTATACGAACCGCCGGAACGCCCCGATATAGAATTGCTTGTGATTGGGAAGCGCGCCGGCCTTTCGTTTGATGAGATGAACGAATTGACGGTCAATGACTTGCTTAAATACGTGGACATCTACGTCGACACGGAAACTGGAAAGCGAAAATCTCGCAGTAGAATGGCGACTCAGGCGGATATAGACGCCTTTTTTGGATAGGAGGTGAGAAGATGGCGGAATCTGTACGTGGGATCAACGTCGTCATCGGAGCGGACACCACAAAGTTAGGCAAGGCTTTGGCGGATGTTGAGTCTAAAAGCAAAGGTATCCAATCGGAGCTGCGGCAAGTAGATCGGTTACTTAAATTTGACCCCAGCAATACAACTCTTTTGGCTCAAAAGCAACAACTTCTTGCCCAGCAGATTGAAAATACAAGCGAAAAACTCAATCGTTTGAAGTCTGCACAACAGCAAGTCAATGAGCAGTTTGCACGCGGAGAGATCAGCGAAGGGCAATATCGTGCGTTTCAACGGGAGATTGAAAAAACAGAGGGGCAACTGCGGAACTTGCAAAGTAGGCTTCAGGAAACAAAGCAAGAACAAGACAAAATCGCCAATTCTACAAAACAATTGCAGACGCTCTTTGCGGCTACAGGTAAGAGTATTGATGATTTTTCTGACGCCCTTGGCACTAAACTAGTTAATGCAATTAAAAGTGGAACAGCATCATCTAAACAACTTGACGAAGCGATTGAGAAAATTGGGCAAGAGGCATTAGGTTCTAATGTTGATTTGGAAAAGTTAAAAACGACATTGTCATCCATTGACGACGGAAAATCTATCGAAAACGTCCGAAAGGAATTAAGTAAGTTAGAAAATGAAGCGAAAAAAACCGAACAATCAGTTAGTGATTTAGGATCGCAGTTAGAATCCGTCGCGGGCGCGCTTGTTGCTGGCGGCGGTCTCGCCGGAATTATTCAACAGGCACTTGATACGTCGGACTTAAATGCCAAAATCAACATCGCCTTCGAGGTCCCAGAAGAATCAAAAACAGCTGTTAAAGATGCAATTAAAACAGTTGAAGCGTATGGAATAGATGCAGAAGCAGCGTTAGAAGGTGTCCGTAGACAATGGGTGTTAAACAAAAATGCCAGCCATGAAACGAATGCCGAAATTGTGAAAGGTGCAGCAGCGATTACGAGGACATATGCTGGCATTGATTTCACCGAATTAATTCAAGAAACACACGAAGTAGCATCCGAATTGAATATTTCGAATGAAAATGCTCTGGCACTCATTAATGCTCTGTTAAAAGTCGGGTTCCCCCCGGAACAGCTTGACATTATCGCGGAATATGGCCAACAGCTGCAACGGGCCGGCTACAATGCTCAGGAAATTCAAGCGATTTTTGCGGCGGGAGTAGATACTGGAACATGGAATATCGATAACCTATTGGATGGATTGAAGGAAGGACGAATTCGTCTTGCGGAGTTTGGTCAAGAGGTACCGAAGGCATTAAAAGATTTGCTTGCTGGCACAGGTATTTCAGCAAAGCAGATGCAAGAATGGGGAAAAGCTGTTGCTAAAGGTGGAGAAGAGGGGTCACAGGCGATGGTTGAAGTTGCCAAAGCGCTAAATAATGTTAACAATGACACAAAAAAGAACGCACTTGGTGTTGCGATTTTCGGAACGATGTACGAAGACCAGGGGCAAAACATTATCGATACTCTTCTCAATGCCCAAACAGCTACTGTTGATTTTCGTGCAAATCAGGACCAACTAAATGATTCAATCTCAAAAATGGATGCTTCTCCAACAGTTCAATTACAACAAGCTTTCGCTGACTTGAAAACTGCATCGGAGCCTCTTCTAGGCATTATCGCCGATGTGGTTTCTAAAATTGCTGAATGGGTCTCTAATAACCCGACGTTAGCCGCAACGATCGTGGCGATTGCTACTGCAATCGGAATATTTGTTGGTATCGCAATGGCTTTAGCTCCAATATTCGTTACGATCGCGGGACTCGCAGCAGCTCTGGGAGTCAGCATTGGAACCATTGCGGCACCGGTAGCGATTGCAGTCGCAGCGATAGCTGCAATTATAGCAATAGGTATTGCGTTGTGGAGAAACTGGGACACAATCAAAGCAAAAGCTGCAGAATTAGGAAAGGATTTAAAAGCCAAATGGGATGAGATTAAATCAGCGATAACCAACAGTGTTAGGAATTTAGTGGATAGTGCTGTTTCGAAATTCGATTCTTTTGTTTCGTCTACAAAAAATAAGTTCAATGCAGCTAAAGATGCTATCTGGAGCCCAATTCAATCGGCCAAAGATAAGGTGCTAGGTATCATCGATACGATTAAAAATGCTTTTGCAAAATTAACTTTGAAGATTCCAAGACCGAAGCTTCCAAATATAGATGTGAATTGGAAAAAACTTGGTGCTGGTGATCTTTCTGTAAAGATCCCGACTTTTTCTGTGAATTGGCACAAAGTTGGTGGTGTATTTACCAAGCCTATCGTTTTTGGAAATGCTGGATTTGGAGACGTGGAAGAAGCGATCGTACCGTTTGAAGGCAGGCATGCGAGGCGGATTGCCGGATTGATCGCGACAGAAATGGCTAAACAGTTTTCTGTATCCGAACAACCTTCCATCGTC